TATAGGTTTAACTGGACCTATAGGTTTAACTGGTCCTATAGGTTTAACTGGTCCTATAGGTTTAACTGGTCCTATAGGTTTAACTGGTCCTATAGGTTTAACTGGTCCTATAGGTTTAACTGGACCTATAGGTTTAACTGGTCCTATAGGTTTAACTGGACCCACAGGTTTTACAGGTCCAATTGGTGAAATAGGACCAACGGGTCCTTTAATTCATGCAACTATTGGAGGGCAATATATAATATGGGATTCAATTGCAAATGCATGGGTTGTTGGGAGTGATGAATCTTATTTAGGTGAAACTAATGTAAATTTAGGGTCATATTCAATGCAAAATATGACAAGAGGATTGCATAATGTGGCAATTGGTGTTCTTGCTGGTTCTGCTGTTACAAGTAATAATAATAATACTGCAGTTGGTTATAATTCACTATCAGGTTTTTTGACTGAAGGTTCTGAAAATATAACATGTCTTGGTTCTAGAGCGTCTCCTTCTGCATCAACTGTCTCCAATGAAATAACACTAGGAAACTCTAGCGTAGAAGTATTGCGATGCCAAGCCAGTAGTATAACTTCGTTATCAGATCAACGAGATAAAACAGATATAGTAGAATTTACATTAGGCTTAGATATAATAAAAAAACTTAAACCAGTTATATTTAAATGGGATAAGCGCGAATGGTATGATAATGAAAATGTAGATGGAACTAAAAAAAATAAAAAATTAAATATTGGGTTTTTAGCGCAAGACTTGAAAAAATTGCAGGAAGATAATGGATGGGAATATTTAAATCTAGTATATGAATCAAATCCTAATAAATTAGAATGTACACTCGGTAATCTATTGACACCATTAATAACAGCAGTACAAGAGTTAAGTCAACAAGTTGACAAACTTACATTAATAGTAAATGAACAACAAGAAACTATTAATTGTTTGATGGAAAATCAGCATCACTAACTAAATGCAACTTATAAAAAATCATATATTAAAAAATAATATACGATTTACATATTACAATAATATTAGACCTTGATTTTTATAATATGCGAGATTACTGCGATTTTGCTCCAGCAATGCTGTCATATTTTGGTCCACTTTCAAAATACATTTATTAATAAAATCAATTACATTTATATGCAATAGAGCGTTATTTTGGTAATAACAGCAAATAATATTGTAATTAATGTATTCATAAAAATATGCCGTACATTGGTTCTCCTCTTTCAAAAAATAACTATCCAAATATCGCAGCACATTGTAAGCAAATCCAGTATTATTAGATTGCAAACATTTTTGCAGCCCGGCAAAAATAATGTGCATTGAATATTTGGCCTCCGCATAATTTGCAATGATGCCATCATAATCTCCGTAAAAAAACTCAAATAAAGTTGGATTTTCGCGTTGCACAACAGTCATTACTGCTTCATCCAATTGATACCAATCCTCGGAATATATTTGTTCAACCTTTTCTTTAAATAATCTTGAATACGCTTTCATGTTTTCTATATTACCAGAAAATATACCCCCTGCAGTGTGATGCCAAATGGCCCTAAAAATTTCTTTGCTATTACCAGCTTCAATATATGGATTGATACACAGTTGTTTAATTTTATCGGGAATACGAAGTATCCATTCGTGTATTATATGGGGATCTTTTGCCACGTGATTTATACCAAAGTCCATCCAAATAAAATGAGAACTATTGGCAAAATTTACATCTATTGCCTTTTCCATAAAATGAAATTTGTTATTGTTTAATATAATGTAATTAGGGCAATCTTTTGCCTTGTTTAAATTAATAATATCAAACGTTTTTTGTAAAGTTTTTAATCTAATCAAATCTTTGTAAAAAAAAGTATTTTCAAATTTTTCTTTATAAATAAAAGTTTTATTAGGAAAAATAGAACGGGTTTGAATAATATTTTTCTCTAATTCTTGCAATTCTTGATCTAATGAATCATCAATAAATATAATGAGAGGATATGGAAGAGTCAATATAAATTGATTTGCAAGTTCAATGTATTTATCAAGTTGTCTATTATTTTGAATTGCAATATCTTGCAATTTTCTAATATTATAAATAGATGTAACAATTGTTGGAAAGGTATTCATTATTTAAATAGATGTATATAAAAATTATAAGCTTTTACATTTAATATAATTATTGTTAATTTAATATATTTTGCAAAATAATAAAATGCAAAATCTATTAAGAGGTTAATTATTTGTAACAAAGGATATTTTCAACATAGGGCTTATCATAAACAGCAATTTGCGTGGTCCTATCCCATTCACTATATGTTACTAATACGCGATCATCCTCTACAAGCAAACCAAGACAATATTCAATTGGGGATTCACCAAATTTAAATGGTGCGGTGTAACGCAATAAATTCATCTCCTTGTCCAAGACTACAAATATATGGTAATAATGTCTGGGTGCTTCATACGAAACAATGTGGCAAACAAACCAGATCTCATTCTTGTGAGAAAATCCACACGTAGATCCGCGAACCTTTTGGAAAATTTTTGGCATTTTTGCATTTTCAAAAGTTTTATAAAGAAACTGTTCACCAATTCTCTTATTTGTTTTAATATTACAAACAGTTAATGGATACCATTTATAAATAACAGCCAAGTCATCATTGTAATTTAAATAAACCCAGTTCTTTTCACAATCCATTCTACCAAACTCTGGATTTATTTCAACTGGATCCAAAGTAGATTTAGTTAAATCATAGTCACCAATAACAATACCAATTTTATCATTGCTATGAAATCCAGTACCAATCATCTTAACCTCTTGCGTTTTGGGATCCTTAAATATTTTTACATCCTCCGTTCCCATGTAAAGACGTCCATTGTAATCTAGCTCAAATAATTTGGTTTTCTCATTAATAATCTTAAAATCTTTTGTCATAAATATACACTTGTTTAAGGAAACAATGTGATTATCATAATTTGTGTAACCGCCATTATCTAAAATGTAATAATTTACATATCGTACATTCATCATGTATCCATCAATAGTAATATCTTTTACACTAGAGTCAAAATCATATGTAAATGTGTGAGGAATAATGCAGGAAGAAGAAGACCAAAACTTTTTACTAACCGATCCTACATTATATTCAAAATCACTGGATAAACAAATAGTCGTCCTTGGATTTAAAATGTATTTATAAAACTTCATATTTGATAACAAGTTTTCATTTACAAATTCATCATAACAATTATTCAAAACAGTAATAACTTGATTGTTTATATTCTTAACACCAATATATGCAGCAATGATAGACAATTCATATTCTAGCTTATAAGTATATACATCATTATGCAAAAATAAATAAGAATCTTTATTTAAATTTTTGTTTATTACATTACACGCGATATCATAAAACATTTTTGACAATCTATGCTTGCTTATAATTCTATAATGTTTAACAATTTCATAAATATTTTCAATACGATCTGGAAAAAAATTGTATCCTTCTAGCCAAACATAAACGGCCTCTTTAATTTTACCCATTTTTTCATAACAAGAACCAATACGATAATAACTATACCAGATTTCTTGGTCCCATCCTCCAAGTGCAATTCTTTTATTATACATTTGAATTGCTTGTTCAAATCGTCCCGTGTCATGATAAGTATTTGCCAAATAAAAATGATAACGGACATTGTTTGGCTCTTCTTCTAGACCACCTTCTAATAAACGAATATCTCGTTCAAATTTATCTCCTTTTGCTCCTCCATCTCCAATATCAACAATAAAAAGCCCTTTTTTTGAAACGGTTCCTTTGATTGAACCAGGTGGAACATTTATATATTCGTGTGTTACCCCAACATATTCAAATTGCCCAGTATTTTTTACTATTCTGGTGTTCTCATAATGAAATGCCTCTGTTCCTTGCAAAATAGTAAAAAAATCGGCTTGCAATAAAGATATTTTGTCAAAGTTTTTTATATCCAACTTCATATCTGCATCCATAAGTAAAATATAATCACTCATACCAATGCAAGATTTAATGGCAAAGTTGCGATTATATGCAAAGTTTTTAAATGGTTCATATACAACTTTTCCAGGTATATTTTTTTCTTTAAAATAATTTTCAATCAGTTCAACAGTATTATCTGTTGATCCAGTATCACAAATGCAATAACAATCAATTAACTTGGAAATAGTATCAAACATTCTTACAAGAATTTTACTCTCATTTTTAACAATCATATTTAAACAAAGTGTTGGAGTAGATAAACTAATTTTTTCAGTAATAATTAAATCCATGCAACAAAGTATACTTTAATAGTTGCATTATTTTTAAGTTAAGTTTATTAGGAATATTATTGTGTAAAAATTAATGTTTATACTTTCCTAAGGTTTACAAGACAAAAAAATGCAAATGAACCAAATAAATGATAATAATATTGGATGATATCATGCAAATTTGTTGCAGCATTAATAGTACTTTGCCTAAAACTGAAATAGGAACTATACCAAGATATCCTATACCTGCCTGAATAGTTATACTTGTATAAAAAAAATCTAATACGTTGGCTTTATCTGTTGTTTGTTCAAACTTGCTAATAAATTCATCACAAAAATACCAATAAATAAAACCAAATAATATAATTAAGAATATATTTATTAAGAAAGGGGCATAAAGTAGTTTCATAACTTTATTATTTATATAATTTATATTTATTTTATAAATAGTCAATGTTGCAAAGAATAGTTTAGTTTGTTAATTTTGTTTATGTGACACTTTGAACATTTTTGGTAAATATAATATAAAATACAAGGAGGAACATTCTTGCGAGGCGTTGTGCATCATAATAAATGTCAAACTGTTTTAGTTTTGGAGGGAACAACTGAGGTGCAATTTTTTTAGAATCATCTTCATTCTCATTTTTATTAATACAAGTTAATGGACACTTTATTTCTGCATCAGCATTAGCATTTTCAACATCTAGATTTTTAAATATACGACACGATAGCAATATAAATAGTGAAACATACATAAAATCCTGGACCAATGTGTGAACTAAATCTGTATTATGATAATTGTGCAAGTTTGAATGACTTCCAGATATAGCGGCATTACTGATAACATCAAAATACTGTGTTTTTTCAAACTGTGAGAGAACATTATCTTCTTCAAAAACTTCTTCTGTAAGACGTTGTCTCAAGCTATAAACAAAGGCCCTTACTGCAAGAGCGTTTTTAACAGAGAACAAATCATTTCCAAAATTTCTAAGGTTAAATGCATTTGTATTTAAAATTATTGATACAAAGCATACAACTCGTATCATCGTTTTGAAGATATTGATAATTTTATTGTATAACCAAATTGCAATGCGTCTAATACTGTTTTACAAGATTAGTTAATAGATATTTTGTTTCAATTTTAGCTAAATATTTATTGTATAGTTGTAAATTGTATAAGTTGTTGGATGGATTTAAAAAAAATATCCAATAAATATAATACAATGTCTTTTACAAGAATTCACGATGATCCATGCAGAATTATTAAACAAAACCAGATAATGACTGGACCTGGACGCTTTATATTAAATGTTCCTGGAAATGGAGATAAGCCATGTTATATGCAAGACCCGTCAATCATTGTTCAAAAATGGGGAGGTAATTTGTGGACAAATTCTATAACCTTGGAGAGCTCATTATTTGGAATAGATCGCAGGCTAAGCCGTGATTGTTTAGGAAAAGATGAATATGCAAATAGAAATGTGGACACAAGACCAATTCAGTATCCTGTTTGTAATTCACTTACAACTGAACAGTCTCGCGCAATTATGCCCGCATGGACAGTAAGAGATTTGGAGCAATCCAATTGGTGTACATTACCATTAGATCCACAGGCAAATGTTTGCATGCCTTTTCAAAATAATTTAAGCACCCGTATTTTAGAAAAAGATAATTTTGTAAGAGAAGGTAGCGATTGCCGGAATGCAATGGCGAATGGTCCTCTTCTTCCCTACCCCGTTAATCCAGAACGCGGAAGCTATGTTGGTGGTCCAAATACATGCAGTCAATCAAATTCATGTGAAAATGTTGTTCCGTCTTCAAGAAGTGTGTAATTTAAAAATAAAAATTCAAAAGAAAACATACAAAACATATAAACCAAAATATAAAAACAAAATGTAAAGTATTCTATATAAAAATAAAATACTTTATATAATATAAGTAATGGAATTAGCGATACCTTTAATAGCCTTGGGTGGGATGTATGTAGCATCCAACCAAAATTCAAAACAATGTAAAAATAAACCTGTCCAAAAGACAATAAAAAATGGTAATTTAACAGAAGGATTTTCAAATTTACGTCAAAACCAAAACTATCTTCCTAACACAAATATTCCTCCAGAGAATTATCCAATCATGAATGATAAAGAATTAATAGATACTGTACAAGAGTTTGTAAACCCTAATTCAGCAACTGACAAATATTTTGATCAAAATTTTTATGAATCTCAATCAAATGCCGGTGTAAAGGTTGGAAACACTCCTCAACAGATGTATTCTTTATCTGGAAATTATTTGGATTCCCAGGAATTTAAGCATAATAACATGGTACCATTTTATGGAGCTAAAATTCGCGGCCAAATTTACAATAATAACATTGCTCAAAGTGTTTTGGATAATATGGTTGGTACTGGATCACAAGTTATTAAAAAAATTGAACAGGCGCCTTTATTTAAGCCACAAGACAATGTACAATGGGCTTACGGAACTCCCAATATGAGTGATTTCTATCAATCGCGAGTGAATCCTGGCATGGCAAACAACAATGTGAAACCTTTTGAATCTGAGTATGTTGGTCCTGGATTAGACCAAGGGTATGGTTCCAAAGGCAGCGCTGGTTACAATTCTGGTATGGAGGCGCGCGACAAGTGGTTGCCCAAGACTGTGGATGAGTTGCGCGTAGCTACAAACCCAAAGCAAGAATTCTCTTTAATTAACCACGAGGGTCCAGCAGAATCAAATGTTAAGAATCTTGGTATTTTAGGGCGAGTTGAAAAGTATACCCCCGATACCTTCTTCCTTAACACCCAGGATCGTTGGTTAACCACGACTGGTTTGGAAAAGGGTAATCGTCTTGTAGCAGAGGAGATTGTTAAAACAAGTCACAGAAATGATGTTACTCAACATTATCATGGTGTTGCTTCATCTGCTCAAAAAACAGCAAGCTACATTCCTGGAAAAATGCAAGAACCCAAGCGTCCAGTTTTAGAGGTAAATGATGTAGCGCATTCTGCTGCTGTTGGTCGCGGTCCTAATGCAATTCAAAATGAAAAGACGTTAAAAAGTCACACTAATTATGTAAATAATCGTTCATGCAATGAGCAACCCGCAACTATTCGCAGTGGGTTTAGCTCTGCTATTGGTGCGGTTATTGCGCCTTTAATGGACGTATTAAAACCTTCTAGAAAGGAAGAATATGTATCTAATATTCGCGTGTATGGTAATATGGAGAGTAGCGTTCCTGCAAACTATGCATTAAATCCTTACGATACTCCCAATACAACAATTAAAGAGACAACTCTTTATCAACCAAATGCATACATTGGCAACCAAAAAGACGGAGCCTATACCGTTAGCGAACAGCAAGCAATTGAAAATCAAAGAGATACGACAACTTGTACCGATTATATGGGAACGGTTGGTGGAGGTGCTACTCGTCATGGATATACTTCATATGATTCAGCTTACATTGCCACGACAAACCAGACCAAGGAGAAGTTGTCTGTTGCGCGCACAAATCACGGAAACACGCAGATTTTCAACCAGAATACAAATATTTCAATTGCAAAGGTTGACGCGGATCGTAATAATAATAGAATGTGGGCTCCAGCTGCAACAACTCCAATTGGACCTAATAAGGAGACATATGGTAAAATAAATGTGCCTCAGTACTATAATCAATGCATTGGATGCGAGCGGATTGAACCAGATATTTTGAATGCATTTCGCGCAAATCCCTATACTCATAGTTTAACAAACTCTGTTTAAAAACTCTATTTAATAATTATTAACATAGTATAATTATTAAAAATAAATAATATTTAGATAAATTACATGAAAAGGTTTTTTAATAATATTAATACTGAATGCTTTATAATAAAAAAATTTGAAGTTAATATTCCAATAACAATTAAAAATTTAGATAAAATGTATTTATCTTGTTTAAAAAAAGAAAATTATGTTAATTTTTCTTTAAGAGATGATAATATGGAATTACAAAATTGGATTTTAGAAAAAGATGAATACAATGATGAAATTTTTTATATTAAAAATTGTTTTAAAAGATATAATGGCACACAATATTTGGGGTGTCCAAATCAAAATGGTCAAGTATTTTTATATACATCTAAAAATAAATATACCAAGTGGACTATTGCAAAAATAAAAGATGACATTTATAAAATAAATTATGCCGGAGAAAAATTCAACCTAAAAGAAGTATGTTTGGTAGTTGCAAGATATAAAGAGAATATTGATTGGGTTTTAGCATATAATGACATTGCTATAATTTATAATAAAGGCCCTTTAATAACCGGTTATAATGCAGGTTTTCCTTTTCAAAATGTAATAAATCTTGAAAATATTGGTAGAGAAGGACACACCTATTTACATCATATTATTGAAAATTATGAAAATTTAAATTCAAGAACAATTTTTGTACAAGGAAGTCCATTTATACACAATAAAACTATTTTATTTGGTATTGATAACTATGAAAAAAATTTAGATGTCCAGCCATTAGGGGCAACTTATTTACCAAATTGTCCTTCAAAATGGTATGCAAATAATTATAAAAAAACTACAGATTATGGATTAAACTATTGCATATTTTTAATGAATCAAAATATGGAATATTTTAATTATTTTGATAATGGAGTTAAAGAGTTAAATTACAAATATAAAAAGTTATTTCCAAATTCTAAATCACTAGTTGAAAATTTTTTACAAAGAAGTAGTTATGAAGTTATAAAAAATGTTAATGTTATAAGACTTGTATTATGTGGGCTGTTTTCAGTAACAGATAATAAAATTAAAAAACATGATGTAAAAATTTATCAAGAATTAATAAAAGAACTAACTAGTTTTAATCCTCAAGGAGGTGAAAATGGATACATTTTAGAAAAATTGTGGTTGTATATTTTTGAAGATAATGATATACAATCTACTTTAGACTTGGATAAAGAACAAAATTAACTTGATATGTTTACCATATATTATATTTTACATATTTGAAGATGAAAATCTACATATTGCAATATGTTTTAATCATCTGTGCAAATATTTTTATCAATTTCCACGTGTTTGGCAATTGATGAAATAACCTTATTAATACGTTTTTCTTCTTCTTCCTTGGTACTTCCACCGGTGGATTTAAGAACAATGTTCAAGTATTGATCATTCTTCTTAGAATCATAGTTTTGCGAATCTGGGTTGGCTTCTATCCAATTTACAATTTGATTGACATTCTTATTGGCAATCTTCCTTACCGCTTTTCTAACACGTTCTTTTTCTTGATCCTTTTCCCAAACATCCTTGTCTCTTACATACAATTTTTCACGTTTTGTATCTGTACAATGAATGGGTCTTTTGCTGAACTCCAGCTGTTTTAATCCCTTTATAAAAATTTGTGATATGCTTTCTTCATAACCCAATTTACCCGTATTTTCCAAATCTTTCAATGTCAATTGCAATGAGTCTACAAAATCAGTTAAATTCATTGCATCTTTACAAGTTTCATTCAAGAATAGATTTAGGTTGAAGCTATTATTCATGGTGTTTTTACTATTATTAATATTTGTTATGCTAGAAGGTTTCTTGGCAAATTCTAGCAATTGCTTATTCTGTTCGATGATGAGTTCCTTGAATTCTTTGTTTTCCATCACAATGGATTGGTTTTGTTTAATAATTTCAACCATCATTGATTGGTTTAATGGTAAATTTTCGAATTGGTCTTTTTCTTTTTCTTTTTCTTTTTCTAGAGATTGCATGCATTTCTTTTTGTGTCTCCATAATCCAGCACGATCCTTGTATTCTTTATCACAATTTTCACATGAATAAATTTTTGCTGCTACATTGTAGCAAAAATCGTTGTTTTTCGTTGTTTTTATATGTTTTGCAGTCAACAAATGTTTATCCATATTACATTTCCTTATGGTTGTATAGTCACAAGGTTTGCAACAAAATATATTGCTACTTTTTTCTACAAAAAAGTTGTCAATTGTTGTCATATATTAACAACAGAAAAAGTAGCTAAATGGTTTTTTAAAAAAATAATTTTTAAAAAAAAATTTTTCAATCACAAAATTTTTAATAGAAAAATAAAAATTAGAGCATTATGTTCACATCTCATTTTTTTGCAAAAAACCTGAAAAGTAAAATAACTTTTCGAAAATGGACAAAAATAAATGTCCAAAATCCCTTTGGCGAAATTAGTTTTGGAATTTCAAAAAACCTTGCATTTACCTAGACAATGTAGGAAGAGTTTTTAAAAATTATTTTTAGATTTCTCCTACATCATGTAGGCAAATGGGTATTTCTTTAAACCACATTGGCCATTTATTCTTTTGCAGCAGCTCTCTATAAAAATATTATACGTTCTATTTGAATATAAAAATACGTTGGTAATAATAGATAATCTATATAAAATGTTGCCAATTCATTTAAAGATAAAAGAAAAACTAAAATATTTTTACGAGATGCACAAAATACCTCATATTATTTTTCATGGCAATAGTGGTTCTGGAAAAAGAACTATTGTAAATGAGTTTATTAATATGATATACGATAATAATCGTGAAAAAATAAAATCCTTTGTAATGCATGTGAATTGTGCGCATGGAAAAGGAATAAAATTTATTAGAGAAGAGTTGAAATTCTTTGCAAAGACTAATATTAATTCTAATGGGGGCGACATTTTTAAAAGCATTGTGCTGTTAAATGCCGATAAACTGACAATGGATGCCCAATCAGCTTTAAGAAGATGTATTGAACTTTTTAGCCATACTACAAGATTTTTCATAATTGTGGAAGACAAGTACAAACTTTTAAAACCAATTTTGTCGCGCTTCTGCGAGATCTATGTACCTGAACCAGAATATAATGGCACTCAAATTAATCTTTACAAGCACAATATTGGAGAGACATTTAAATTGAAAGATGTTAAAAAAAAGAGAATAGATGGATTAAAAAAAGAGTTGAATAAAATAGATGCAAAGACATGTGTGACACCTACGCTGTTAACATTATCAGTACAACTTTACGAAAAAGGATATAACGCGCTTGACCTAATTCAAATCATGGAGGAAAGTGACAATTTTTTTAAAATTACAGAGGAGAAAAAATATGAATTGCTCATAGCCTTTAACAAGGTGCGCAAGGAATTTAGAAATGAAAAATTGATAATGTTATTTATCTTGAATTTTGTATTTATAAGTTTAAATAGTAGTTTAGAAAATATTTCATTTATGTAAATGGATGACTTTAACGTGTCAAGTTTGCATGAGTCAAAAAATGAATGGGGTGCTCGTTTGCTGACCATTTTAACACCACTTGTAGTTGAAGGCTTTAGATCTATTTTTGAAGAAGCAGTCAAATTGTGCCGTGACAATGACGAAATGGACAAGTATTTGATGACCTTTCAAAACTTTATTACTAGGATTCCTAAGTGGAATCCCAATATTATTGAGCAAGAAAAGACACGCATTATTGAGAAAAGTGCGTGTGTATATTTAGAAGAGTTGGTTACATGTGTACATATTATTCAGTTAAAGTTGTTGACTGCTATGAGAACAGGTCAAAAGCAAAAGAAGATTGATATTGATATTCCCAAGTTGAATGATTTTATTCACAAGATCTACATTAATGTGGCAAGAAAGCTATACAAGAATGTGTATTTATTTGAGCTAGGTATTTCACCTTTGCAAATCCAAAAGCACAATAGGGAGATGGAATTAATTATTCAAGAGTGCATTTTAAATACTGTGCGCGAGACGATCCCCATTGAAGGTATTTTACGGGCTTATTTGGATGAGTCTGTAGAGGAAGAAGTAATTGAGGATGTTAAGGAGCAGATTATTCAAGAGCCCGTTACTATTCCAAATCCCGCTCTAGAAGAAACTGAGAGATTGATTGATCAACAAAGCGGTCTTACTAAGGAACTTGGTTCCTCTTACAACCAAGAACCAGGACAATCCTTGTCATTTAACAATGTGGACATGGTTCGCGATTCAAATAACAATGAGGAATTTGTGGAGGCTCCTAAGGATATTGAAAGGTTAAATGAGATTAGCGAATTGAGAAACATTCAGCGCAAGTTGGAGACTGACGAGGAAGATGAAAATCCAAGGTTAAGAATTTTGGAGGAAGATGCTCCATTAAGCAGTTTAGATGTTCATGTTATTGACCCCCCCAGGTTAGAGTTGTTGCCAGATTTGCTTATAGATGATATTGAGGTTTTAGCATAAATCCATGCCTAAAAGTTAAATCTTTGTGCTTTGTGCGTTATACTATTAAGAAGAAACTAATAGTATAATGTAATGGAAAATGTATTTTTTGTAGCAGGCTTTATCTCAGCCGTTTATTTTATCGTCAAGTTTATTGAGATGCGCTTTGTTGAAAAGGAGAGCAAGCCATTAAAGCTTTTGATTCGCGATTCCTTATTGGTCTACTTTAGCGTGATCTTTGGAAATTTTATTCTTGATCAATTGAAGCCTATGATTCAAGATGCCGAGGTGGGAACAACAGCTCCAGCAGTGTTTACGGGCGATCCTGCTTTTTAAAAGCTAGCAAAAGATTTATAAAAAAAATGATACTATAAACAGGTTAAAATAACTAGATTATAGTATAATAAAAAATGCCGCATTGCTGCTGCATATGCAATAAAGCCACAACTGATCCACTCATTCCTTTAAGTTGTTTTATAAAGTATTTAAATCGCGGCCATAAAGTGTGCCAATCATGTTGGTGGGATCCTGTTATTGGGTTTGCTCTTGAAAGTACGTGTCATGCTTGTCCAGGATGTGAAAAAAAGATTGATCTACCTTTTGCAAAGATGGATCCAACTATTGTTGATCTTACTACGGATGAATAACATTGTTAGTGTTTTCTGGGCTTTTTTTTAGTAGTTTTACGTTTGTTTTTTAATTTGCGGGTTTTGGATTTCTTTGTCAATTTGCGTTTTATAGTCTTTCTCTTTGGCTTTTTTCTTCCTCCAAAATCTGCTTCTTCTTCTGCAGATCCACCTCCTGCTTTTAATACTGGTTCTTCTTCTCCCAACTCGCGTAACATTTCCTGGTATTTAGCGATTGATTCATTCCATCCGTCAATTTTCTCTGAATCAGGTTCATTTTTTACAGATTCTGATAATAGTTCTATTAATTGCTCTAAATTGCGCTTTAATTTATTTTGTGCAAACTGTATGCTAGCCATCTGTGAGGGATCTTCTGGTAAGAGTTCTTTGCATAATTCTATGTATTCTTCATTTAATTCAATTAGGTCTTCAAGATATAATTTACTTTTTTTAGAGAAATCTTCGGGTGTATACTCATAGTCTGCCGATGGATCTTTATCAAAATACGTTCCTTTAACAATTTCTAATAGTCTTTTAAATTCTTCTAATGAGTTTGTTCCTTTTCTTGTTAGAACAGATCTTTTTACTAATTTGCGGATTTCTCTTTTAAAATAAACAATAGCATCTGCTCTCTCCTGTCGCAACCTATCCAATTGTTCTTGGGTGAATAATACAGTGGTGGTCTTACCGGTCTCTTCATCTCTAACCATCTCATGAACTGGAAATGGATGCAACATAACTCTTCTACGTTCTGGAGAATCTGTACCAATTGAAGCTCCTCCTGGATAGGTTTCTTCCCTATATTGATTAGCCAATGCAACCTCTTGGGAAGATTGAAACGGGTCTAAAAATTGGGAATTCTGTGATTGCACTCTATCCATTCCCATGGGTAGTTTGGTTTTAGATCTAAAAGCTGATTTTTTTGGAGTTATTTCTTCAACTAATTCTTTTTCAGGTTTGCCTTTATATCCAACTTTTCTATTATCTTCCATAAAAAATATAAGTTATATTATACGTATATTTTTTTACAAACTCAATATAAAACAAATTTAATAACTCCAACAAACAACCCATTCAAGAAAATAACTACTATCTGTATTTGTTGTCCATTTAAGAAACTCTTTAAACTCATCATGATTACTCTTTGTCCAGTTGTAACATTCAAATTCTTTCTTTAAATTGTATAAAGTCCAATCGGGATAATGTTCTAAAAATTCTTCACAAGTAACTTGTTGTACAAAATTATTAAAATTAATAAAATGTTCAACATATAATACAAAATGGTCCCCTTGCTGCTCTAAATACTTGCAAAATTTTTCAGGAACAACATGCTCTTCTGGATTAAATGGAATGTGCACTAAGTCGCCATCTTTTGCACCATAAATAAATGGCGCACCAGTTACAGAATCAATATTCAACAAAAGTTTAACGCGTAGATGAAATCCCATAGTGCAAGACGACTACTGTTTTTAAAATTGAAAATTATTACTCAATTTTAAAAATAAAGAAACAAACCATAACCGTGCATTTATGTGTAAGAAGGAATATCATCAATATTCATCACTTTGTCATTTTTCCCCAACTTGGACTTGTCCACAATAAACTTCTTAAATACTGCTCTTTCTAATTGTGCCTGAGGAGTATGTTTGTGAACGCATCGTGCAATCATCTTGTACAACTTAAATCCAGGATAGCGCTCAACTCCAGTATTCTTATACAAAACATTAATACCATTATCATCTGTGCACCAATCAACAATCAATTTAACAATAGGGCTACAAGAATTAATGTCTTTGATTTCATCTACATCTTCAACCAAAAAGTCAAAAATAGAACATGCTAAACGACATAAATCAAAACTATAATTAGTCTCAAGTCTGGGTTTCTTCTCATTAAAATATGGTTCCGTGTTATATTGTGTTGATGCATCTCCATTAGGGTGAAAACTGTCGCTGAAAAACAGTTGTCCGTTGAACTTATACGCACCTCTACCAAAGTCAATAATCTTGAAAATTCTTCCAAAGGTTGGCACCTTGTAATATTTTTTCTTATAGCAATAATATAGGTACTTTTTTTCAGTAGTATTGTACATTACATTATTTGTATGAAGATCATTATGTGTAAATGAAAATGCCTTTTGATATGTGATTAACATCATTACAATTTGGATGAGCGCGGAAAACCATTCATCCTGCGACAATTCATTTTCCATAAGTAAGCTATCCATGGTATTCTCACAATATTCCATGCAAATTACTTGAACCGGAAATTTGGGAATGGTAACATAGACATTTTCTTCTTCGCATGAGGAAGAACCCTCATCTTCATCATCATCTGTTTCCTCATCATTGTCCTCTTTGCCATTTTCTCGTTCTATATCAACAATATTGAGATCATAATCCTCTGCACCACATGCACCACATCCTTCTTCATCTTCATCGTCTTCACTACCTGAAGAAATTTCATCATTAGAATTTGTGTGAGATGTTCTAGATGAGCAAGTTGATCCAGAACTCGTACTAGATTTAATAGTTGTTATAGACTTGTGGGTATTTTCGTTTGAAGTGCGAGAATCCTTGTCTTTTTCTTCCGCCTCCATATTTTCACTGGGAAGAGAAATGTCCACTACTTCTAAAGACAATGTGTGTTCTTTAAGATTTGCAAGGGTTAATGCCGATACATCCGGTGCCTTTTTTTCAGTATCAATTCTTTCACTATTATTCAAGTCCTCAATACTAAAAATGTTTTCAAATATGTCATTGTTTATAGACTTGGCAGAAATATTAGAATGACAAGTATTATTTCCATGAATTTTAATAGGTTTTAAATGAACTTTATCATCTTCAATTAAATGGTCATATTCTTCTATTTGAAATAGAATATTTTTTGATTTATTAAAAAACTCCGATTTAACAAGGTATTCAAGATCATCTAATACATCTACAGTAAAATTATTTTTATGAGCTAAAAAAGATCCATAGTAGTCAACTCCATGCGCAAACCCATGTTCATGCAAAAGCTTGCTTGTTAAGAAAGAAAAGAAACCGTCTACATATGCAGAATTATTTTCTCCTAGAATTTTTGGATTTACTGAAGCATTGTGGTCATTTGAAATGGAAGGGAGAGAAAATAGGTTTTCATCATTTACATTGTATTTTCCAACCATAAATTTAAATGGATCCAAAAGAGGTGCCATTTTAAAAAATACTGGCTTCTTCTTTGATGGGTTTTGAAGAGAATCAATGCTTTTTAAACTGCAGTCAAATAGATTCTTATTATCTTCAATATTTGCATGCAAATCGTTTATATACCATTTGTTATTAAGATTAATTGCGTTAAAATTACTTTCATTCAAGGAAAAAAACTTTTTGTAAATAGGAATGTAGTTTTGAGCATTTGACAAGTTGATAGCTTCATTTTTTTCAAAAGAACTAAATAGTTCCAGATTCTTTCTTTTTTGATAATCTAGCTTAATCATCATTAGCTAAATAGAATATTAATTAAATTGCATTTTAACTTATTCTAAATAAAATGCATAAACATTTGAATTATTTAGAGGAATAAAGAATGCGCAATATTTACAATGATAACAAGATTTACAATATAATATTAAATTTACCACTTGTGCTGAATATTATAAGAGAATGGAAACAGGTTTATTGTATTTAATTTTGCGTAATTGTATTTATTTATTTTTCTGCATAAAGTAGAGAAATATGACATTGGAATTAAAAAAGTTTGACATGAAAAGCATTAGTTTCAAACCAAATGAGGCAAAGGGTCCAGTCGTCGTTCTCATTGGACGTCGTGATACTGGTAAATCTTTCTTGGTTAGAGATCTGCTTTATTACCATCAAGATATTCCAATTGGAACTGTTGTTGCAGGAACAGAAGAAGGTAACGGATTTTACGGAAAATTAGTGCCCAAATTATTTATCCACAATGAGTATAATACTGCAATTGTGGAGAATATTCTCAAGAGGCAACGACAGGTGTTAAAACAGGTTAAAAAGGAAATGGAGACTTTTAAAAGGAGCACAATTGATCCGCGCGCATTTGTTATTCTTGATGACTGCCTTTATGATAACACGTGGGCTAGGGATAAAATGATGCGTCTCCTTTTTATGAACGGACGCCATTGGAAGATTATGTTGATCATCACAATGCAATATCCTCTTGGTATTCCTCCCACGCTGAGAACCAATATAGATTATGTTTTTATTTTGAGAGAACCATATATTGCAAATAGAAAGCGTATTTATGAGAATTATGCAGGTATGTTCCCAACATTTGAGTCTTTTTGTCAAGTAATGGATCAATGCACGGAAAATTATGAGTGCTTGGTAATTAACAACAATGCGAAATCCAACAAGTTGCAGGATCAGGTGTTTTGGTACAAGGCTGACTCACATAATGACTTTAAATTGGGGTCAAAAGAGTTCTGGGAACTCAGCAAGGATATAAACTCAGATGAAGAAGATGAAAAGTACGATCCAAATAACACTAAGAAACGAGGCCAAGGGCCAAAAATTAGCGTTAAAAAGAGCAAGTGGTAGAACCGCTTTCATAAAGCCGATTTTAATATAAATAAGCACTTTAAATTATTTAAAGAGAATCCTCCTACATAGAATATAAAGATGCAACAGTTAGATATCATTGAACTTATAGAGAAAAATCCCATTTCTAAACTATCAAATGCATACAATAACAAGTTATTGACAAAAATTCAAGAAAATTTTACTGGTTTTGAACAACAATTGTTTGTAAGTAGCTTTTATTGTTACCTGAACTATGATAAAACACTTGATTTTGTAGTTGATTTGGATAATGTATGGAAATGGTTAGGGTTTCAACAAAAATATCATGCAAAAAGAATGTTAGAGAAACATTTTAACATTGATATTGATTACAAAAATCTTGCTTCTCAAGTTGGAGAAGCAAGTTCAAATGAAGAAAAAACCGCTCCCGAACTTGCGGGAGCGGTTTTAAAAGATGAAAAAATTAATGGTGGTCAAAATAGACAAATTATAATGTTAACAATCAAGTGTTTCAAGTCACTCTGTTTAAAAGCTCAAACAAAAAAAGCAGCAGAAATTCATGATTATTACATGAAAATGGAAGAAGTTTTGCATAAAACAATTGAAGAAGAAACAGATGAACTTAGACTTCAATTAGAACAAAAAGAAAATATTATATTAGAAAAAGAAAATACAATTATACAATCTAAAAAAGAAAAACAAAAAGCTGTAGAACAAGCCATTGTATCACAATTTCCACTCAACACTGAATGCATCTATTTTGGAAAAATTAATAATACAAACGAAGCCAATGAAAAGCTTATCAAGTTTGGTCATACTAATGACCTTGCTACAAGAATTTCCTACCATCGCAAACAATACGACAATTTTATTTTAGTTGCTGCATTTAGAGTTCAAAACAAGGTTGAAATTGAGAATCTCATTAAAACTTATCCCAAAATTAAACGACATATTCGCACCATTGAAGTAAATGGTAAAAAGAAGACAGAAATTATTGCATATGATAGTACAAATTTTACTATTGAAAAACTTTCACAATATATAAAAGATGTTATTCATTCCAAGACATATAGCATTGACAACTTCAATCGCATTATGAAAGAAAACGAAGATCTGCAAGATAAAATGAGAGAACTAAACAAAATAGTTGAACAAAATAAGGAAATCATTACAAAGCAACAAGTAGAGATAAATGAAATGAAAGAAACTATTGAAAAACAAACTTCTCTTATTAATGTTACCAAACAAGAGACCATTTCAGTGTATCACAATGCAATTTTGCCAGAAGACGAATTTACATCCAAGTTTGTTGAGTTTATTAATACCATGTGCATTGTGCGACCAGATGTAGAAGAATCTTCTACAAATATGGAAGGACAATTTCGTATCTGGTGTAAAACAAAACCCAAAAAGGAAGTTTTTCATGCACTCAAAAATTATTTAGACACGCGATTCAAACCAGCAAGAATTTCTAACCAAAACAAAAATCAAATTGTCCATGGTTATATTGGTGTAAAACTTAAGTCTATTGAATATAAAAAAAAACTTGCAAATAGTGATGTGGAGACGTTTTTGTTTCAAGTGTGCACGTTTTCTCCAAATGGTAAAATATTGAACTCAACTTTGCTAAATGAATATCAACGCTGGAAAAAGAGTGTAAATAAGGAGTGCAATGAAAATGATATGAAAGACCTGAAGGAATACTTGAATTCTTGTGAATATGCATTAAAAGCTGTTGTATGGACGGATTATGGATCAAATGAAGGATATTACGGATTATTATTAAAATGTGATGAATACAAACACAAAAATATGTCTTCTAATGGAAAAAAAGTAACTAAAATAGCAGTTTCAACAGGAGAAGTAATAGGAGCGTGGGATACTATTGCAAAGGCAGCTCAGGCTGAAAATATGTCCTCTACAAAAATGAGTATTATTATAAAAAATAAAAAAATAATTAATAATTACTATTATTGCGTTTAATATAAATATAAAAGAATCTCAATTTGCAAAAAAATTGAGATGCTTTAATAAAATATCTACAAATACAAAGAAGAGTCTTTGCACAAGTTTCAAACTAAATCAATCTAAACCAAAATCAATATATTTCAACAATGAGCGCAATTGTCAATAATGGTCACCATCTACCTATTAAGCTTGTTAATAAGATTCTTGGCTACATGTCAGGGCTAACAAGGGGCACAAGATTGCGGTTCAAGTTTGTCCTTGACAAGAAGACAAACACTTACAAGTGTAAGTGGTACGCCACAAGGGCGCTTGATAAATTCCTGTACTTGCATTCAAATCCGCACAAAAGACCCGCCAATGTTATCAAGCTTTATTTGCCAAATTCCGCCCAGGAGTGGAGGTACGAAAGAGATGAAACAAAAATAAAAGCGCAACTTATTGATGCTGTCTATATTAACTTTCCCAAAAAAATGGTAAAATATCCAGAAACTGCGCATGACTACGGCCTTGAACACGAAGTGCGTTACAAATATACGTATTTTCCCGACGGGAAATGTGGCTACAATTGCGCGTGGGTAGTTAATGACAGCGATGAAGATGTAGATGATAACTATATGTGCATGTTTAGCAGAGGGAAACTTTTGTTAAACTGTCCAGAGGACCCTTCTGGTAAACATGAATATATAATTCCATCGTATGCATGCATTCATGAGTCTGCTTACTTTTCAGATTATCCATATACGACTATCTTGTATTTGAATAAGATGAATCGTAGTTCGGCTCACAATTTTAGAGGGTCGCATTATTATTACATTGATCCTGTTACAGGGGAGAAAAAAAATGATTCTTTGACACGCATGGACCAGTGGCTTCTTTTAGGAGAAGAATACGATGATTGCTTTTACCGAGATTATTAGCCACTTACAAATTTTATATATACGTATAAAGACTATATACAAAATTTTTTCTTTACACCGATGAAGATTTAAATCCGCGCCCTACAGGCGCGTTTTAATTCATTTATAGGTAACGTTGCCATTGAAGACTGAACCGCCTTTGGCGGTTTATAATCTTCAAGGGTGTAAACTACTACATATTTTAATCATTCTTTTTAGTAGCAAAAGGTCCACTAATAAGCTCACTTTGACCATTGTCAGTCTTGCCCATAACAATATTTTCTCCCTCAAACAATTCCTTGCGAATGTCTGCGGCGGAGATGGTCTCTTGTGAATTAAATACATTCTCTTGAGTGTTTACATTATTAATACCCACCAAGTTTCCATCATTGTCAACCGTTTGCGTTAACACATTGCCGCTCTTCTCGGCATTCTTCATATTCTCTTCAATTGCCTTCTTCTTGCTCTCCTTGATGCGCTGATCAAAATCATTCTTGGCCAAAGACTCATTCTTGGTCTTCTCATGCATAAGCTGATTAAGTTCCTCCTCCATATATTCAACGCGACCGGTACGATAAGCCTCTGGGTCCCAAGGCATCCACATTCCAACTGGTCCAACCAAAATATCATGGTAAGGATCCATCTCTCTCAGCATCTTGCACCTAAGCTCAGCTTCCTCCTGTGTGGGGAAAGAGCCGCGAATCTTTAGACCGCGAATAGAAGTTTGGAAATTGAACTTTACATTAAACTCCTTCTCTAGACGATCCTCATTCTTATCCAAGAAAGTCTTGTAATCATCCTCCAATGAACTTCCAGTAAGACTTGCCTTTTCTTCTTCCAAGAAATCTTTAAAGTCCTTGGTAATATCCTCAAAAGTAAGCTTATACTTGAAGGAAACAAAATTCAAAAATTGAACAAACTTTTCCATGGCTTTTGAAAACTCCCACTTATTTAGAAATTCCTGGAAAAAGAACATCTCCTTTTGCTTTAAAATCTTCTCGGGAGAAACAAATGAAATGCAGCAAAAATTCTGTCCTGCAATGGGCTTATCTACCTCCAAAATATCAACATATTTAGGATTTGGTTGGCCGGGTGTAGTCTCTTTTCTCTCAAATGATACATCAATGGGGCGAACTTCTTTAGAAAAACTCATCTATACATCCATTCGCATTTTCATTCTAAGTATTTTACTTAACAATTTATATTTTACAAATATTTAGTTATTTTCTTTTATTTTTATTTTGTTTTTTATTTTTGTCTTTTATTTTGTCTTTTAAGAAATGTTTATTTTTTCTAACTACATAATATATAATGAACAGCTTGTTTGACATTTCCGAGTTGATTAAGAGAATCATCAAGTATTTGGTGGAGGGTTTGATGGTTGCCATCGCCGCTTACGCTATTCCTAAGCAATCCTTGAATCTTGAGGAGATCATGTTGATTGCATTGACTGCTGCTGCCACATTTAGCATCTTGGATACATATGTCCCCAGCATGGGCATGACGGCTCGTTCTGGTGCTGGCTTTGGCATTGGTGCTAATCTTGTTGGCTTCCCCGGAGGTCTTTAAGTATTGTATTAATTAATTAAAAATTTGCATTTATATCAATCTTACAAAAATAATTGATATAAATTTTAGATAGTCGCAACAAATTCCCAATCCAGATTTTCACACATTTTTTTCCAAATTTCGTCCTGTTCAATCAATTTTTCGCGGTCTTTTAACATGGGTATGTCAACCAAATATTGTTTTTCATCCAAAAGTTCGCATAGTTTGTAAAGAACATAGTAATAGTTTAAAAAATTAACGCGATAATCGGGACAAAACTTGGCATAAGGTGCTTGTAATTCCATAAATAAATTGCACAAGGTTTCTTCCAATTCTTGAGACATAACAGGTGGTTTAATACCCAACTTATTTTTAATAAATGCAATGTGTTCATAGTATTTGTTATATCCTAATTTTTTTAATATCTCCTTTGTTTTATAGTGATTTAATTGCTCAAGTTGGATTCTTTCTTTTTTAATTTGCAATTTAATATTTTCAATAACATCCGCAGGTATTTGTGTTGTCTCTTTGCCTTGAAATTGTGCCAAAATCTCTTTAAAATGATTGATCTTCTTGTAAGCATAGAAACATACCTCTTTTGGAGGTTCTTTATAAGAAGGTTTTTCATTCTCAATTAAATATGGTACATTTTTTGAACATACATTACATATTAGGACTCCTTCATCATCTAGTGGTATGAGTTCGCCTTTAAAGCAATATTGACACACGTCAGTAGAACACACAAATGCATTAATATCAAAAAATGTTTCATCAATATTGCTTAAATATCTTTGAACAATATTTCTATTTTTATTTTCATTTTCTGCCTTGTTTTGATTAAGATTTTCACTCTTAATTTTAAAAAAATTATTTAGTATCTTACTTTTTGTATCAATTGTAGAAGAGGAAGAAGATGTTTCAGTTGACGATATATTTTTTTTATTTTCAAAATATTCAAAAATATACCTTGAATTATCTAAAAAATAGTCTATTTTTTTTGCTTTTAATCTCTTAATACTTTCTGTAATTTCAATTATTCTGTCTTCAATATCTAAACGTTGTTCAATAGTTAGTTGATTTGCTTCATCTAATAACTGTTGTTTTAATTTAGCCTTTTCTTTTTTGATTGTAGGAATATTATCTTCTTCATCTTTACAAAATTCATTTATAAACTCTTTATGTTTGCCATCTAATGTTGTAGAGTTTTTTTTGCTTACCCTTATTTTTTTTATACTTTTTGGCTTAAATGAAGGCATCTTTGTTTACTATATATTAATTATTATTTTACAATGTTTAACTGGTAATTAATAAAATATATTTAGGCTTATTTTTAAAATAATAAAGTTTAGAATATAGA